AGTTTCGTAGTGCGTTTAGCATGGAGCGTCATCCATCTATCTTTGATTGTCTTTTCAGAATTCATTGTCTCTCCTTATTTGGGACGAATTTCTTGTTCGTACCCAGGTCTTTCTATAGTAGGCATATCTAGATTAAACCCACCACCAAACTCGGTCATCTCACCTTTTACCTGACCAGTCATTTCCTGGGTAAGCGCAGATTCCTGACCCTCTTCACTTTCAAGTCTTTCTTTCTTCATCTCAGCTTGCTGTTGACGGCGAGAAAATTCTGCTTGTCTTTCTCTTTCCCGCTCAGCGCGCATACGATCTTCAGCTTCTCTTTGAAACCTTGCTTGTATTTCCATTTGTCTTTGGAACATCTCTTCTTGTCTACGCATCTGGGCTTCGTAATCTACCTTAGGAGCTCCACCACCACCTCCACCATATCGTCTGTTTACTGGTAATGGAGTAATATCAGCATCATCTAACATTAAAAAATTAGGCATGGTCCCTCCTTTCTTGGGTGTCATACATTGCTTTGATCTTCAGGAATAGTTCCAGTTGGCCCGCCTTGTGGCCCCTGTCGTAGTCTTTTAGCTTTAGGTCGTTCGGGTGAAGGACTATTACTTTCTCTAAGTGTTGTATTAGTTCCTTCGATATCCGTAGGTTTTCTTTCATTTACTGTACCTATGTAAAAATCATTGATTACTTTTAAACAAAGGTGAAGGTCAGGGTCCTTTACGGACCCCGCCTTCCACTTCTTCAGTAGGATGTCAAGTCTGTTCATTTGCTTTTACCATTATATTCAGATGAAACTTCTTGTCTTCTGGAGTAATCTTGTTCTCAAGAAGGACAGTGTGAAGGTTTTCTAGAAAAATCTCGACCATTGCCATGTTATTGAAACCAACATCCAATGTGGCATCAGTCAGCTTAACCAATTTCATAGTCTCGGCTAGCGCCTGATCCATATCGTACTCTGATTCAATAATAAACTTTGGCATGGGATACTCCTTATGTTAGCTCACATCCATTAGCCGTACAAGCCATGGCGTGAGATGCCTTGGTGGTGTCTTCTAACTCATATGCACTCAGTAGGTTCCAGTCTACATCCATAGGCATGGATTTAGACATGGTATTGTACACTTCCTCTGAGATGGCTTCGAATGGTGCTTGCTGGTAGCAATGATCTTCCTTGGGTAGGAATGATACACCACTTACAGCATTCCAATGTTGCCATAGCCAGCCGCCAATATGAAGGAAATCATTGTCCGTATAATTGACAGTTACGCTAGGCTTGTGATCGCAGTACCACATCTGGTACGCAAGCCACAGGTTGAGATGGCCTAGAGCATTGACCTCATCCTGTGTCACACCAAAGTCAGCCTTAATTGGGAATGAAAATACAACGGTATGTTCTGGCTTCATCACACATGGTTCATGTGGAATGCCAGCATTCTTCATGAAGCTAGTCATTGGAGACTTTGCATCCATTCTAATTCTACGGACATAGAACTTGCTAAACCGTGGATGCAGACCAGATGCAGTGCCAGCAACACAGCTAGTAGTACCTTCTGGCTTGATGCATGTAATAGACTTGCTTGGGTTGATGTTAAGTATGTTTGCCCATTGCTCGTTTGTTCTATGTGCTACATACTTAAGGGCCTGTAGAAGTTTAGCTAGTTCATCGGCACCTTGACCACCATTTGTTAGGTTGTTGTCAAAGATACCAGTCATAGATACACCAAGCAACCGCTCTTCCTTACAGTTATTTTCAAACTCTTTGTTTCCAATTGAGTTGAAATATGTAAAATTAGTAAGCGCGGATTGCAAGGTTCCTAGGATTGTAGCTAGTCTAACCTTCTTAACCAGTTGTGGACCTTGGTCCTCTGGCTCTACAGCAATGGTACTTAGGTTGCAGAACTGACTTGGACGGAGAATGATCTCCGAGCATGGATTAGTACCAAACTCGTAGTTTGGATCTCGTCCAGCGGCCTTGGCAATATTCTTCATGGCTTCTCTGTTGCAGATGCCGCGCTCGCCTGAGCGTGAATTGTACAGAGCCGACCATTCGGTCATGAATGTACCCATGTCTGGCTTTGAATCATAGACAGCACTGTTGTTAGCCAGTGATCGCCGTAGATCCTTTTCCCACCATGGACCACTCTTGGCATGGGCCATCTCGTAATCGTTTAGATCCGATAACGAAATCAAAGCCGAGCGTCGAACACCACCAGAGATGATTGAATCAGCAATCTGACAAACCAGATCGTGTACCTCAATCGACTTTAGCTTGCGTCCTCTGGCATTGTAAACTAGGTTTGCAGTAAACTTAATGAGTCTGATGAATGGCTCAGGGCCAGAGGCTCTGCCACCAAAAGTCTTAAGTCTAGCCCCTGATGGCCGTATTTTACTTATGTCCACATTAAAATGCTTACCATTGATAAGATGGGTAATAAAACTCTTATAAGCTTCAGCCCATCCTTCCCGAGAATCTTCAACAAGAATAGAATCATCTACCTTGTTAATTGTGTCGGAAACACAGGGAAGTTGGTTGATGTTATTCTTCTCTACCGAGAAGCCTACACCAGTACCACAGGCTAGGGTGTACATGATGTTAGATAGATCTTCAATGTTCTTGATGGCTACATAGCAACAGTTATAGGCTGCTACGTCATCCTTATCCAGAGCTGGACCAGCTGTCATAAGAGCTCGCATGGAACCAAAGACCTTACGGTCTTTCATCATTTGACGGGCTTCTTGTAGTTCATTGTAGTCAGCTTGACTTAATCTATCCTGTAGGTTAAATCTGTGTTCAAAGTAATTAAAGTACCTATCTACAGCTTCATCCCAGGTTTCTCTACGACCTAACGAATCTACCCAGCGGCAGTATTTATCTACCGCAACAAAATCAGAAAATATTTTACTCAATGAATTCTCCCTTCTCAAGATCCAAAATGTTTCTAACTGCAAGGTTATTTGGACTCCATAGGGATACCCTAAAGGTATCCTTGTCAAAGTCACCATTCCGTAAGATACGGACACACCTTGCCTGAGCTAGTGCAAAGTCTTGCCTATAGTAATCCAGAGGTCTTTTATTCTCTGGACGCTTGGCCCAATCTTCTTCCTGATACATGGATAGGATCAGGGAATCCCAATCTTTGGGATCTGTCTTATCCAGTATCTTCTTGGCTTTGGCTGGACCAACCTTCCAAAGACCCCATACGTTATCCGTAGTATCTCCAGTCATCCATTGGGTATAGAAGAACTTGTCTCCATCCTCCTGACTGACATATACGGGTTCTGTTTCCTTGTCTGGGTTCCAGTGCCAACCTGGGACCTGTCTAAGATCCTTGTCTACCGTAACGCCTATTGCGTCTCCAGAAGAAACCAGCATTCCGATAAGATCGTCTGCTTCTAGTTTGTTCACACAACGGATTGTAGTATCTGGTGTATCGTAAATACATTGGATAGCATCCTTCATGCAATCAGGAGACTTGAAATCATCCCTATGCTTCTTGTACATAGGCCAGAAGATACGCCTGAAGTTGTGTTCCCTTGGGCAGGACATGGCAATGACCACCTGATTACACCCAGGTGGGGTCCATGTCTTGATGTCCTTGGCAAGTCTTCCTTCCAGTTCATCAATACCTTCCGTATCTGCCCAGAAGGCAGCACGGTAGGCAAGGATATCACCGTCAAGGATTGTAGTCTTCGGGTATTTCATCAATGCTTTCCAATTCTAAAGAACCAAGTTCAAGCCATTCTTCAATGTCTTCCTTGATGATTGTATTAAGATCTTCTAGTGAGTTGCCATTGTCAATGACAACATCAAATAGATCCATGTGCTCATTGCGCTTGGAGGTAAAGTCCTTTTCAAGTATATTGGCAAGGACTTCGCTTTCGTGGTTTCTCCATTCGGCATCATGCTCCCTGAGCTTTCTACCATTCGCGCAGATAAACAACTGGGTTGCGGCAAGGTCACGGCCAAAAGCAAGTTCGTTCATGTAGCGAACATCATCTTGAATAATGACACGCTCCCAATAGTTCTTGCCAGCCGCCTTATCCTTGATCTCCCTTACCATGTGGTTTTCAATTTCATTAAATGCCTGAGTAACCCAGTACTCAGGATCTTCTTCACGCTTCTTGGCACCGATCTCTTGACAGAATTCACGATATTGATCTGGAGTCTTGTCCTTGTCAATACCGCGTGATGCTGCTTCGTCTTTGATCCCCTTGGCAAAGGGAATGATCACGGGAGTATATCCCATTTCAAATACGATCTTGGCGATTGCATGAGCAACAGTGGTCTTCCCCACTCTGCCCATTCCGCTGATTTGAATTATTCTCATTGTGTATTTCCTTCCAGTTGCGGATAATATAACCTAAACCTATGTCACCCTTGTTATAAGAAACTACGATTGGATGATCTGGATTACTAGCTATAAACTCGTTTACTTGTCGCATAAAGTATACAGCATCACTCATCGCTTTCTCCTAAAAGAGAACTGAACATGGCAATAATTCCATATCCACAGGCAAGGAAGATTCCAATACAGATTATTTCATTGAGAGACATGCTTGCATTTTACCCATGTACGAGATGCAATGTATGCGACACCAAGAACAGTAGCGCATATGAGAAGATACTTGCTTAGTTCAGTATTATCCTTTTGAACATAAGCTAATATAGCTGGGGCAATTGATACCCAGAATTCAGTTGTCTTAATTCCTTCGCTCATAAAGATTCTTTACCCTTTCTAGCTTAGAACTCCATTCAGGATGGTTCATAAACTTCTTAATTAGTTTTTGAAAACGCAAGGTCATTGCACTAGGAGTTATTTTAAAGTCCTTTGCAATTTCCTTTAGCAATCTTCCCTTTGAAATCTCAATTGCCAGGTGTTTCTCGTCCTTGGTTAGATTTGGAGGAAGGGAAAGCTCAACGTCTTTGTATTCTTCACTCTTTTCTAGAGCCGTAGCTGGATCATTTGATAGAACTTCACAGTCAAACAATGGAATAAATCTGATTGTAGCATCAGAATTGCGCGAACCCTTACGTTCCCGACGAGCAGCATCAATTACATCAAACTTGATTGCACCGCAGCTAAATTGATCAGCAAGCAAAGCATCCATGGCAAAATCTTCTATGGTCTTGGCATCCATAATACCAGTATTATATTTCTTTAGCATCCACCTTGCACGGCGCAAGGCAATCTTGTAGTTTTCAATTGTAAGGTTTTCTAGATTCATTTCTTAGCTCTGTTGCGTGACTTGCTTACGACACGCAGATTCTTTGGTGAATTGTTTCTTGGATTTCCATCAATATGGTCGATGTCCTTGCCATCGCCCTTCTTAACACGACCTTCTCTTGTGGCTTTTCTACGAACCTTATTTCGGTGTGCTCGGTCTTTCTTTGACTTTGTTGATGAATGAAATTTACCATACTCATCTTTGTAATCTCTAGGCATTAGTGTGTCTCCGACCAGTTAGAACCTATCTTGTATTCTGCTTCGATCTTGCAATTGCACCTTAGTAAATCACCAGCAGTGGTTGCAGATTCGCAGAGGATTTTACCAATTTTATGAGCTACATCTGGATGACATTCAATCTGAAGTTCGTCATGAACAGATGCAACCCAGTTAAACTTTTCTTGACCAATCTCCATCCGAAGTCTTTGATCTGCAACACAAGCCCAAGCCTTGGCAATGTGAGCACCAGAGGATTGGAGTAATGTATTTAGTGCAGCATGTTCCTTACGGACATAGACTGGACGCCAGTTGAAAGGCTTTACATATCCCTTGTCAAGACTGTCGAACCTACAGTTTTCAATGATTTTCTTGAGTCCAGAGATATTTGATAATAGTTTGTTCTTAGTCTGCTTTGCCTTGTAGGTAGAGCAGCCTATAGTCTTCCCAAACTTCTCATCACCACCACCGTATAGGAAGCAATAGATTGCGGTCTTGGCGGTATTTCTTGAATCCAACTCCATGGCCTTCTGGTTGTGAGTGTGGATATCGCCTTCACAAACTTCCTTAGCATATGAACCTCCGTCATATGGATGTAGATAATGGGCAAGCATTCTTAGCTCAAGACCCTTGAGATCAGAACCAACAAGAACCCAACCATCTCGTGGCTTGAACAAAGCACGAGCACGGGGATCTGAGTGAACCTGTTGGATGTTTGGTTCTCGGCTAGACATGCGACCAGTTACCGCACCAAGGGTATTGATGTAGGCGTGGATTCGATTGTCTCGGCTGATCTTGGCACGACTTACCCAATCAGATACCTGACCCATCAGCTTGATGAGATCGAAGTACTTGCATAGGGTCTTGGCCTCTGGATAGTCTAGGTTAGATAGAACTTCATGGTCCACCTTGGGGTTTCCCTTGTCGGTGGTGTTTGGTTCCCATCCATACTTCTCGGTGAGCCGTTCCGCGATCTGCTGTCTAGAACCTGGATTGAAGACTTCGATCTTGTCCTTGAGACGCTTTCCTGTTTTCTCAGAATGTCTAACAATGATCTTGTCTGGGAAGATTCTACGCATCTCGTCTTCGATCTGTGACTTCTCAATTAGCAACTCCATTTCCAAGGCTTCTGCCTTGTCGCTGTCAAACCCAAAGCCAGATTCAACCTGTCGCTTGATCATATCTGCCACAACATGTTCCATCCTTACAGCACGGCTGTACTGAACCATGTAGTCTTGTTGAGCAAAATGATCCCATATCTTTGCAGTAACGGTTGCATCCTGTAGGCAATACTTGCCCATCTCCTCTGTATAGGAATCCCAACCACTCTGATAATCCATCTTGCCTTCGCTAAGATACTTACCCCATGCCTTTAGGGAATGGGATTGGTCTGGCGTAGGTGGATTGTCGCCATACATCATTCGACTGAGTATCAGTGTATCCAGTACTTCGGTGTATGGTTGCTTGTTCAGGGGTCCATACAGCCGCTCAATGAGTGGAATGTCAAAGGCATAGATGTTGTGACCGATGATCAGTTCCGCATCACGAAGGATCTGGATACCATCTTCTAG